GTACGCGCAGACGCTGGCCCAGCTGGTCAATCCCGTGTGGAATGACGAGGGTATGCAACAGACCGGCGATACCCTGGCTGATCTGGCTTCCAAGCTGACCGCGTATGACGCCGCCGTCAAAACCTACGGAGCGAATTCTTATGAAGCCGCCTCTGCCCTGGACGCGGTGAAGGAAGCGGCGACCGGGCTGGACGAAGGAAGCCTCACGGAATATGCCTCCGTGCTCACGCAGATCTCCGAATTGCTGACCAGCGGCATGAGCATGGACGAAGTGCAGGCGCTGTTCCCGGACATCGATGTGTCCACAGCTCTGGAGCAGCTGGCATCGATCCAGCAGTTCACAAGTCAGTATTCCACCGCGCTCGAAGGGCTCTCCTCCATGTTCGGCGAGGGACTGTCCGAGGAAGTCCTGAAGATTGCAACAGAGCTGGATATGACCGGGGCACAGGCCAACTGGGACGAGTTCGCAGCCAACCCCGGCGCGATCACCACCGACGCGATCATTGCGGGCATACAGGAGCAGGAAAACGCTGCCCGGCAGCAGATCATGGTGGACGCCGTCATCGATAAGTTCACCGAGAAACCGGAAGGCGCGGACAAGACTTCACTGACGCCGCAGGGCATTATCGCCTATGTGGAAACCTATGCGGAGGCCACCACCGGCGCGGATGTGTCTGGCCTGACGCCTGACAACGTGACCGCGATGGTCGCCGCCTATCAGGAACTTGCCGAGGGTGCGGATGTGTCCACCCTGAAGCCGGATGAGATCGTCGCGTATGTCAGCAAGTATCTTGAGGACAATGGCGTCGATACCACGGGGCTGACGCCGGAGGCGGTTACAGCCTTCGTGCTGGCCTATCAGGAAGTTGAAGGCGGAGCCCTCACCACAGCCCTGACACCGGACGACGTCACGGCAATGGTCGTGAAGTACCTGGAGGCGGAGGGTGTGGATGTCTCCGCGCTGACGCCCGACCAGGTGGAAGCGCTGGTCAGCAGCTTTGCGGAGGCGACTGGCTGCGACAAGTCCGCGCTGGCACAGTCCCTGACGGGATACATCTCCCAGTATGATGACAGCGCCGCAACGGTTCCCGCACCCCAGTGCAAGCTGTCCATATCCGGGTATGATCTGACTGCACTGAACAAGGTGCTGGCGAACAATCCCATAAAGGTGGACGGCATCCTGCGGCTCGGCGAGAAATATGAGAATCCGGAGGACGTGCTCGGTGATGAAAACGCCCATTTCTATTATAACGGCGAGGAGATTCCTGTCAACGTCGTGCCCGCTGAAAAGCTGACCGCCGAGACGCTAATCGCCTATGACACCGACGGCACGCTGCACGTCATCATCACGCCGGAGGTTGGTTCTGAGGAAGCGATTGAGCAGAACCAGCAGAGCTATGAAAGTACACCGCTGGACAACACGCCGATCAGGTGGCTTTCCGTCAGTGTCCATGACGAGGTTAAGGACATCAACGAGGCCGCTGCCGCGTTGGGTGAGTACAAGGCCCAGGTGGACGCGCTGAAGGAATCCGGCGTGGACACCGCCATGAACGGCATGGATCAGGCATTCAGGAACCAGCAGTCCGATCTGGTGGGTATGATCGACGATCTGACCAACCGACAGGATGATCTGGAAACCGTGTCTAACCTTGCCCTGAACCTCTGGCAGGCGCTGTCCAGCGGAGACCTGGACGCGGACACAGCGGCGGAGTATGCCGCGCAGCTGCAGGAAATCCTCGATCTGGTCAGCGCTGCCGATGAGTACATCGGCGTGGGCAATGAACTGAGCTCCTCCATCGCACAGGGCATGCAGGAATATGGCTGGGAGGGCGATGCGTCGACCCTCGCCGCCAGTCTGCAAACCGCCATCGCCGGTGTGATGCCGCAGGTTGGCACTGATGCCAGCGCCGGTGTGGGACAGGGGCTCGGTGAGTACGATTTCTCCGGGGACACAGCGACAGCCGCCGATAATCTGGAAGGCGCATATCGCGGTTCCCTGCAGAGCCAGTCCCCGGCGCAGCGCATGGTACCTCTGGGTAACGATGTCTCTGCCGGTGTCGGTCAGGGCATGACGCAGTACAGCTTCGCGGGTGACAGCGCCACGGCAGCATCTAACCTCATGGCAGCGCTATCCGCTGCTTTGAACGCGCAGGCGGCGACAGCGGCCAGCAGCGCCCGGAGCATCGGCACGGCAATATCCTCCGGCATTGCGTCTGGCATCTCCGCCGGGCAGTCCGGGGTGATCTCCGCTGCTGTGCGTGTGGCCCAGTCCGCAATATCGGCGGCAAAGGCCGCGCTGGACATTCACTCGCCTTCTGGCGTCTTCCGGGAGGAAGTCGGCCTCATGGCCATGAAGGGCATGGGCGAAGGCTTCCTCGAAGGCCAGAAGGAACAGGCGAAGATCATCCGAAACGCTGCCCGGTATCTGACCGAGGAAGCGCAGGGCGGCATCGTCGTCGGGAACACTCACAACGACAACCGGCAGACTATCCGGCAGGATAGCAGCGTGAACCTGACCGGGAACAGCTTCATCATCCGCAGTGACCGTGACATCCACGATCTGGCTGTGGAGATTGCAACGCTCACCCGGACGCAGCAGCGCGGACGCGGACTGCGGATGGCATAGCCCAAAATTGTCTCTCCCCGCCTGTGCGTGACACCCTTGCCAGTTGGCACCACGAGGCGGGGAAAGTGATTTATATAAACGAATGTTGTACTTCGATGGTAGAAGTATAAATGATCTGTATGAACCGCGTATGAACAATCTCTGGAGAAGAGGTGACTTCTTTTGATCGATTGGTTTGAATGGAACGGGACACGCTGCACAGAGTACGGCATTTATGTCTCTGAGCAGCCGCCTGTCACCATCCCACAGGAACGCTCCAAGCAGACGAACATCCCTGGCAGGTCGGGGAGTCTGACTGCACTGGAAGGCGAGGATGTGTACGACGACCTGACGCTGACCGCCACCTGCTTCATCCGCGATCCGGCGCTCATCCCTTCCATTGCCGGTTGGTTGAAGGGCGGCGGGACGGTGACGTTTGCCAACCGTCCAGGCGGCTTCTACCATGCCCGCGTCAGCAACCAGATCCCCTTTGAGAAGATCCTCCGGGGCAATCCGCATCGATCCTTTGCCGTGAATTTCCGCTGCTCCCCGCCGTTCTGGTATGTGAGCAATCCCGCTGAGGTGACGATCACAACGGGCAGCGCTGTTGTGGTAAACCCCGGCAGCGTGTATTCGGAGCCCATCATCCATGTTTATGGTAGCGGTAACATCACGCTCATCGTGAACGAAGCCTTCGTCGAGCTCGAAGGCATCGAGAACAGCATCGTGCTGAACAGCGCCATACAGGAAGCCTATCAGGGGGAAACGCTGCTGAACGAGAAGATGGAGGGTGACTTCCCTGTGCTGAAGCCGGGGAACAACCTGTTCAGCTTTTCGGGGGATGTCAGTCGGGTGGTGATTGAACCCAACTGGCGATATTTATCGTGAGAAATTGCTTGCTAAATGATTGCCGATGTGATATACTGTTTTCGTGAAGAGATGGCCAAATCGTAACTGAGAACAAAAGCGAGGCAATCAATGAAACCGATTACAAAGAATGACATTCTGCGCGCGCTTTCAGCGCTTGGCTTGCGCAGGGGAAATATCGTGATGGTACACACATCACTGTCAAAGATCGGGTATGTTTGCGGTGGAGCTCAAGCGGTCATTGAAGCGCTGATCGAGACTGTTGGTGAACACGGAACGATTATGATGCCCACGCAGACATGGAAGAACCTCGATCCGGAAACAGGGGTTCACGGGGATACCTCTGAAGAGGATTGGGATACGATCAGAGAAAACTGGCCTGCATATAACAAGTCGCTCACGCCCACCAACACAATGGGGGCCGTCGCAGAGATGTTCCGCTCATGGCCTGGCGCGATGCGTAGCGATCATCCCGCAAGGTCGGTCGCCGCATGGGGCAGATATGCGGAGCACCTCGTTTCGGATCACGATTTATCCAACATCTTCGGGGATGGTTCCCCTATCGGGAAGCTGTATGAGCTTAATGGCAAAGTGCTTTTGATCGGTGTCGGTTATAATAAAAACACATCGCTCCATCTTGCGGATGCCAGGGCGGAGTATCCCGGAAAGCACAACAGCATTGAACACAGCGCCATTATGGAAAACGGAAAGCGGATATGGAAAGCCTATGAAACGCTGTTCGTTGACGGGGACGATTTTGACAGAATTGGCATGGCGTTTGAACAAGACAATCCCGTCGAAAAGACTGCCCTCGGAAATGCGGAGCTTCGACTGATGAGCCAGCGCAAACTGGTAGACTTTGCGGTTCAATGGATTGAAAGGTTTCGTGGAAAATGAGGCAGCTTTGCAGTGTTGGTTGTTTCGATTTTGTTGAGATGTTTAGATAGACTTAGCGTCACTACGGTGGCGCTTTTCTTTTGTCCGCCACAAGGAGGTGACCACCATGCTCTGTGTCTATTCCCCGGACTGCACTGACTTCTCCGGCAACGGTCTGGGAACCATCTCCCCATCCTCCGCGCTGGTGAAGGAAACGCTGAATGGGGAGTATGAATTGGAGGTCGTTCATCCTCTGGACGACGTTGGGAAGTGGAGGCGGTTGGTAGAAGGGTACATTGTCCGCGCTCCCGTCCCTGCCAGCATGACGCCACAAGTGAAGCTGGCTCCGCAGACCGCTTCTGGCGGCATGGTGTACAGGGTAAGCACAGGGCGCGACCCGCTTCGCCTTCGCTCCGGCACGGGGACGAACTACAGCATACTCGGCAAATACACGAAGGGCACGGAGGTCGTCGTGCTGGCGCAAACCACTTCAAGCTGGTATGAAGTCTCTTGTCCAGATGGCAAGCACGGCTATATGGCTTCGCAGTATCTGACCTACGTCAGAACGCTGCCCGCGCCAGCGCAGGCGGCGAGGGAAGTCATAGAGGCGCGGCAGCTGAGAGATCAGCCCTTCCGCATATATCGCGTTGTCCCTGAACTCGACAAAGTGACCGCTTACGCGCGTCACATTTTTTATGATCTCCTTGACAATATGGTAAGGACGCTCAAGCCCGCAAAGACCGATACAGGCACTGCCGTTGTGAATCAATTGTCCTTAGCTTGCCTGTCCGAGCATGGCTTCACCTTCTATTCCGACCTGACCTCCACGGCGGAGGATGTTGAGTTTGAAAACAAGAACCCCGTGGACATCCTGCTCGGCTCGGAGGGCATCGTGGAGAAGTACGGCGGCGAGCTTCAGCGGGACTGGTTCGACGTGTTCCTTATGAAGCGCGTGGGCAGCGATACCAACATCCAGATCCGGCAGGGAAAGAACCTGACGGGCATCAAGTACGATGTGGACATGACCGACGTGGTCACGCGCATCATGCCAACCGGCGAGGACAAGGACGGGAAGGTACTCTATCTGCCGGAGGTCTACATCGACAGCCCGAATATCGCCAGCTACCCCGCGCCGAAGTGGATTCATCTTGCGGTGTCCGACTGCAAGGAGGTCACCAAGGGGAAAAAGAAGAAGACGAAAGCTGCCTGCTACACGCAGATGCGAGAAGCAGCGCAGGCTGAGTTCGACAAGGGTTGCGACCTTCCCACTGTCACAGTGACCGTGGAGTTCATTGACGTGACGCAGACCGAGGAATACCGGCAGTACAGCTTCCTGCAGAGCATCTTCCTGGGGGATACAGTCCGGGTAATCGCAAAGCGCGTCGGCGTGGAAGTGTCCATGCGGATGACCGCCTATACCTACAACTGCCTGACGCGGCAGTATGAAAAGATGACGCTGGGCACCGTGGAGGATACCGTGGGTGCAAGCCTGATCTCCTCCCGGCAGCTGCCCAGCGGTATCATTTCCGGCAGCAAGCTGGCCCTGGGCTCGGTGGGCATCGGGCAGCTTCAGGAGGGCTCGGTCGGCGAGCTTCAGATCCAGGAAGCAGCTATCGGCAATGCGCATATCCAAAATGCGGCTATCGGCGCGGCGAACATCCAGACAGCGGCGATTGAGTTCGCACATATCGCTGCCGCTACCATCAACAGCCTGAATGCCGGTGCGATTGAAGCGGGCGCGGCAAAGATAGCCAGTTTGGACGCTCATGATATAGAGACAGATTCGCTCGCGGCAGCGCTGGCGGCGTTCACCGTCATCACCTGCGGGACGGCGACCTTTGACGCGGCGACGATCCAGCATCTGGTGGCACGGTCGATGAATCTGGACTATGGCGCAGCCGGGCAGGTGTTCATCCGCAACTTGGCAGTGGAGTATGCGCAGATGATCGGCGCTTCCATCGGCAACCTGTG